GTCTAGTGTGTGAGTTTTCCTCACTAGGTTGCATCTTGTAACAAGACGACTGGCCAAAAGCCAGGGTATCTTTGATACTTCCCTAGACAACTGGTAACCGGTCTAGTATACATGATTACTCTAATCGTGAGCAATGTATACACTAAACGCGTTACCCGTCACTGGGCTGGAACCCCGGTGGCGTCACTCTCTCATTCTTTCAAAAACATATACCTTTTAAGATTTAAAAGTGTTGTAACACTTCTAAATTCTTGGTACCTGTTTGTGAAAGGTGGAGAGGGAGTCATCACTGATTGGGTTGGAATAGTTCTTAAGCGTCTTCAACAGCGTGGTTCCGTTGATACCATAAACTGGATAAAATTTGTCCGTTTATGCTATACACGTTACCTAGCTGGTGATCCGTTTAAGATCTCTCCTGACCCTTGTGTTTCTATAAGATCTGACGGTCTTCCCAGATGTGGGAAAATCGTTACTCTTATGGAGTCAGATGATGTGTCGGTTATTAGACTTGTTCTAACTTTATTGTTAGTATCTCGTCTTTTACCCGGTCACAAAGAACCAGACCTATCTTCTATCATAGCATCAGGGATTTCTGTAAATTACGATGAATTTCGTAAGGAAATTCCTGTAGTTATGAAGGATAGGGGCTGGATCCGTACTGTCCCAATTTGGGAACAGTGTCATCTGAGCACAAAGGCCGGACCCAATTCTCAAGCGATGATTGGAACTTTAGCTGATATATCTTTACTTACTCCATCAATGCTGAAAGCAATTTCTACATTGACGGAGGGTAAGGTTAATCAGCTTATCGAAAGACTCCAACTGCTTAACATCCCTGCCTGGAACAACCATTTTAAGGTAATTCCGAGATTTCTCTCGAAATTATCGGTTGTGAAAGACAAGGAAGCGAAGAGTAGAATCATTGCGATTTGCGATTATTGGACACAAACATCCCTTCGTCCTCTTTCACTCGAGATTTTCTCGTTGTTTAAGAAGATTAAGAATGATTGTACCTTTAATCAACAATCGTTCCGCTCTTGCCTACCGTCCAAAGGACCTTACTTCTCATATGACTTAAGCTCAGCTACAGACAGGTTTCCTGTTGGTTTTCAGGAATTGGTTGTAGCTGCGTTTACTTCATCTGATGAGTATGCTAGTGCCTGGAGGAGTTTAATCTCCGACAGGGAATTCTATGTACCGTGGAAAGATAGCACTGTAGTAAAATACAGCTGCGGTCAGCCCATGGGTGCATATAGCTCGTGGGCAGTGTTTACACTGTCCCATCACGTAGTAGTCGCTATAGCCGCAAGAAGAGCCGGATTCCGGTTCTTCACGGACTATGTTCTCTTGGGTGACGATATTGTTATTGCTAACAGTGCCGTAGCCCTTGAGTATAGACAGATCCTTGAAACCTTAGGTGTATCTATTTCTGAAGCAAAGTCACACGTCTCAGACGAGACCTATGAATTTGCCAAGAGATGGATTCACAAAGGTGTGGAAGTGACAGGTGCTCCTCTTGCTCTTATTATGAATGGTGACAAGCCTAAGTGGTTTGACATTGTTCAATTAATAAGAGA